GTTTTGTTATGATATGTAGAGCTTTAATATTTTAGGAAATATCCACTAATGAATGGGCAAAAGCTAGTAGATTATCAAATACTTCTGTTTTTTTCTTTAGATCTTGATTAGCAAACGTTTCTAACTTCTTAGCTGTTTCTAATCCATATCCTGTTTTTACAAGGATAGGCTTTGCTTTGGCCTTTACCGCGGCTTTCAAATCTGTAATTTTATCACCTACGTACACACCATTGTTCCAATCAACTCCTATCTCAGAAGCCGCTCTTTTGAACATTCCTGGATTAGGTTTTCTATAAGGATCGTCTTTGAATGGCGTAGTAGAATAGTATAATCCATTAATACTTTTACATCCTACTTCTGCTAATAGTTCAAGCATATAATTATTAACTATATCAACATCAACTGCGTCCATTACACCCCTTTGTATTCCTGATTGATTGGTCAATATGACTACATCATAACCTTTATCTCTAATAATTTTAACAGCTTCTAAGCTACCCGGAATTGGCTTAAATTGGTCTGGCTTAATACAATAGGGAGGCACTCCTTCTTGTGTAAGTCCTATGTCTTCGTTTATTGTTCCGTCTCTATCTAATCCTATTACTGGTATTGACATTATGGTCTCCATTGATCATCTGACCATCCTATTTTATCTTTGTTGTGCCATTGTAAATCTTCTAGAATTATAGGATCATTTGACGTAAGTTTTTCTTTCCATTCATTTACAAATTGTTTTGTTTCTGTGGATAAAGGCTCAACATGTTCTTCAACAAACTTTGCCGCTTCGTGAGTTAATGGATGTAATTCATGTATATTCATATGCTTATGTTCTTCCTTTAAGCTAGGTACACTTTTTGGTCTTGTAATAAAAAAATCTTCGTCAGTTCCAAAATTCAGTGCGTTTAAAATAGGAGGACATGTTGTTTTGATATCTTGTCTATAAGATTCTAAAACTGCTCCTACGTCCTCTAGTTCAAGTTTAGGATTAGTTTTGTTAAAATGTTTTGGGGCATCTTCCCAACCTTCAAAAGGATCTCTAAAATAAGTTGAGTAAATCTTACAACCTATTGCTTCTAATGCTTTATGTGTAGCACTTATTATAGAACAATCACGCATTGTACAATGCATAATGTCAGCCCACTTCCAAGTGTTTTCATAAAAATAATTGTTTAAAATAAATTTAGAATCGCTTTGAATTGTTTGTCTACTAAAATTACCAGGTGTCCACCAACCTTTACCCATATGGTATCTGTCTTCTCTATACATACTAGACCATTGTAAAAGTATAACATCATCTTTATTAAATTTATGTATGGTGTTTGCTTCCCACAGACGCATGTTGATGTACATGTTGCCTGCTCCACTCTTGGCCCAATTAGAACCTTTGTAACCTTTGTTTTTGTATTGTTGAATAAGAATATCTGCCCAAGTAGGATAAAAATATTGTGTTAGGCTACAACCAAACGCAAATATTCTCACGTCAGCCTCCTAATCAAATCCAACATTACTTTGTGCGGAATAGATTTTAGCATATCATTATCTTTTTTTATATTCATTTGTCTGTTTACAAATTCTTTTGCTTCGGGCGGAATGCTTTCGTATTGTTTTTGTATAGCTTTAGTATCTATCAAACCTAGTCCATACATTACCAATATGTAATTGTATTCATTAAACAGAATTTTTGAAGTTTTGTCAGTCAAGTCATCAGATATAGGTAATCTTGTTCTCCACATTTCTAAATTATTTGCTAAACTGTCTGGCATTTCTGTTTCTGTGATATGTTTCCAAAATTCAGTGTCAGATTTATCAGTAACATAGTGTAAACATATAAAGTCTCTTATATTATTCATTATGGATTCAACTTCTTCATTGTATCTTTTAGTTGTTGATTCATTATAATTTACAATACGCTGTGCTAACAAGAAACTTTGGTTAATACTTGTGCCTATACTGCTGGCTTCTAATGGTTCCACAAAGCTAGCCGAAAGTCCTATAGCACAAACATTATTAATCCACGGCTTATCTAATGCTCCAGGATCAAATTTTATATTTTTGGCTACCGAAATTTCATGTCCGAGATAATTTTCTACCTCTAGTTTTGCATCATCTGCTGAAATGAAATCACTGTCATAGATATAACCGTTGCCTTTGCGACCCCAAACAGGAATTCTAAACATCCAACCACTGTCCATTGCCCTAGCTACTGTCCAAATAGGTATTTCGTCTTCTTCTTCTGTAGGAAACACAATGGCTTCTTTCATTTTTAAATATTTTGAATAACTTTGCCACTTGGCTCCCATTTTATCAATAAGCAAACGTTTAAATCCTGTTGAGTCTATGTAAAAATCATAATGATAATCTGACTTTTCACCTTTTAAACTTGTAATATTTTTTCCGTCTGGCATGTTTATACCGATTATTTCATCATCTATTACTTGGCAACCATATTCAATTGCTTTCTTTGTTAGAAAGTCATTTAACTTACTAGTATTAAAATGATATTGACTTACTCCTACGTCATTAGGCCTTTCGTCCATAAATTTATTAAAAGGTGTGTAGCTTTTCCATGTGTACTCGCCTACAAATTCTTTAGGATGAACATTATTTGATATTAATTTAGCATACATTAAAGGCATACCTAAGTGTTCACCTACAAACGGATCGTGGACACTCTGTAAAAAATCATTTTTATTCCAATTTTGGAACATTATACCTGATTTAAATGTTGCATCTGTTTCTTTTATTAATTCACCGGCAGTGATAGTACAAAAATCCATAAAGGCTTGCCAGTGTTCTGTACTTCCTTCACCAACTCCAATTGTTCCAATCTTTGTGCTACGGATAACGTCTACAGTAAATTGTGGATAGCTCTTTTTTAAAATAAGAGCCGCAACAAAGCCAGCAGTTCCTCCACCTACAACACAAATTTTCACTTCATCTCTCCATAATTAGGAAGTTTCATACCTTGTCCTATAGCAATTATACAATATACATTGTAAGGATCCCCATGACGCTCTACAATAGTAAAAGTTCCTGTTTTAAAATTTACATAAACGGCCAAAGGCAAAATAGCAGGTGTTGGTGACAATCCATTTGCTTCATCAGGATCTTTTACTTTAGCAAACATGTCGCCTGAAAACAATAATTGTTCATCTTTTGAACCCATAAGTCCAAAAACTTCTGTTTCCTCTCCGCACATGACAGGTTTTTCATTCCATTCTCCTGCTTTTGCTCTTGTGTCCGTAAATACTGCGACCACTGTAAACAAAAACAGTACTGCTATTAATAATCTCATTGTTACTCCTATTCGTCTAATGTGTACCAACCGGATACTATGTACTTAATTCCTTTGTAAATAGGATTTCCCCTATGCGGATGAGTATAGTAAGCTGGAAAGAATGCTAACTTACCAGGTTCTGGTTTTATTTTTACGCCTTGATATAAAAATTCTGTCTCGCCACCTTCTTCTACAGCATTTAGGTACAAAGTGTACGCCATTACCCTTGAAGATGTACACAAATCAGCGTTCTCACAATGCCAAGCATGGTATCCTTGATGTGGTCTTGTTTTTTGTATGCTCATTCCTTTAGGTGAATGTTGTACAACTGCGGCTAAACTGTCATATTTTGATCTATATTTTTCTTCATACGTGGTCATTACAGTTTGATAAAAAAACTTACATAAATCTGCGTCTACATGAAACATATTATTGTGATTTGCTAGATCCATGAATATTCTTTCATCTTGATTTTTAAAACCAGTTTGATGTTCAGTCAACTGCATAGAAGCACGTTGTTCAAATGTTTCGATTAATTTTTTACAATAGTCTAAAGGAAATACATGCCTGTATTCTTCTATTCCATTAAAATCACCTTCCATGTTTCCTCCTAAATAAAGAACTGTTGGTTCAATCTATACAAATTATCATAAAACATTCCTTGTTTTACGTATGCGGTGTGTAACATGTTCTGTGGATACAACACCATTCTATTAAATTTCATTGGAACCATACCAGTCATTTCCCAATCTCCTATCGAATCAGTAACATATTTTGTAATAGGAGTCGTTTTTTCCTTGTCATAATAGTTATATGAATCATTATCCTGTATAGACTCTTTTCCGGCAAACTCATAAAAGGAAGTTCCACCGTTACTTTCATTTTCTGTGTTTAAATATATGGTACTAGCAAAATTTAAGCCACTTGGATTGTCCATGTGTGGAGACATAGGTGGTAAATTTTCAGATTGCATTACATTTACCATAAAAGTAGCTCTCATAAAACTTTCGCTCATCATGTTTGGTGACCAATGGGACATTATATTTGGATAATACTGTCTGCAAAGCTGATCAAACACCCAAGCCATTGAATCTAAGACATAAAAAGCATTAATTCTCCAAGCAGGGTTATTTCCTCTGATACGTTGATTAAATGAAGCTGGAATATCTAAAGCTAATTGTCTTACCATCATAGGATTTTTGTAAAAGTCATCCACAACTACTACGGTTGTTTGCTTTCTTCCTAATTTTTTTATGTTGACTGAATAGTTTTTGCTTACTTCGAAAACTTCTTCTTCATTAATCTTGTTTTTCTTCATCTATTCTCTCGTTTATAGTAAAGTTAGCACTGATAGTCACTCTGGTTTCATCACTTTCATTAACAGTTACATAGTGTTCTAGCACACTTGGAAAAAACACAATGTCTCCTTCTCGTAAAGGAGGAGTGATTCTATTATTGTATCTAAAAGGTTCGGTGCTTAGACTGGGCAGTGAACTTCCATGAAAGAAGTCATATGTGTTTCTATAAAAAACAAATCTGCCACTGTTAGGGGGAAGTTTAAGCATATAAGCACAACTTATTACACTTTCACCAGCATGATTGTGTAATTCTTGGTGTTGATTTTTGCTATATCTGTTTAGCCAACATTCAACTCCATAAGAAACAGAACAATCAACTCCTAATTTTTTTAGATAGGTGTTTAATCCAGCAACAGCACCCTTAATAAAGTTGTGAAAAGGTAATTTATTTGAATCTGGAAGTCCAAAAGTAGTATCAACATTACAATACCAGCTAGGATACTTATTAAAATTACTATCATCCTGTATAATGTTAGTAAAATCTTCCTGCACTTGATTGTGTGTTTCTAAAGGTTCAGCAAAAACTGGGATTGAATATAAATCTATGAACATTAATTCTTCATTTCTACCAATTTTCCAAATTCAGGTAGATAAAGATATTCAATTTCACTGTTATATAATGTTCTCACAGCATCATCTAATGTTTCTACCAACGGTTCTCCACCTAAATTGAAACTTGTATTGAAAATTATAGGCACACCGGATTGATCGTAAAACTCTTTTATGATGTCATAGTAATGTTTATTTTGTTCTTGGGTTACAGTTTGTATTCTACAGGTTCCATCTACATGGATTATACTAGGAATTTTTTCAGCTACTCCTTCTTGACAATTCATAGCGTACATCATATGTGGAGATTGTTCTAAACCACGCATGTCAAACCATTCGTGAGCATGATCTAGCATTATTGTGCCAGCAAAAGGTCTAAAATACTCTCTACGTTTAACTCTGTTTACATGATCCTTACCATCTTCAACAGTAGGATCAAATAATAAACTTCTATTTCCTAATGCTCTTGGACCATTTTCGGATCTATCTTGCCATAAAGCAACAATATTTTTATTACGTATTACTTCAACAACCTTTTTATGATCCGCTTCACTTGTAGTTGCTCCGTATTTTTCAGCAACAGCATCAATATCATTGAGAGATAAATTATATTTAAAGCCTTCATAAATTGTTTCTGTATATGATCTAACTTTTTTATCCTTTGTTAGTTGATGGTATAATAATAAAGCGGCTCCTATAGCTGTTCCAGCATCACTTGACACAGGTTCAACATATAATTTTATATCTTCTTTATTAAGTTTGTCAAGATACCAATAATTAGCCACACAATTTAGTGCGTATCCTCCACTTAATACAACATTTTTATTTCCAGTCATTTCCACAGCTTTAAATATTAATTTTAAAACTTCTTGCTGTGATTGATCTTGGACAGCATAAGCAAGATCTCTTCTGTTTTCTAAAGTTGTTAAATCAACTTTACTGTTTTGTAAGTCTCCCGATGTATATAGATAATCATATTTTCCGTCATTTACTAATGCCGCATTTGGATATGTAGGAATAATTACATTTCTATCAGAAGTTCTCCATTTTCCTCCTACGCCGTCTGTATAAATCGGAGGAATTTTATTGTTTGGTTTACCATATGGAGCTAATCCCATTGTTTTTCCTGCTTCAATAGGTTGAAATCCGCAATATTGTGTAACTGCTTCATAGGCTTTTACAATTCCAGCTGAGTCATCTAGTATAAGTTCATGATACCCTTCTTCACCTTCTCTATCACTAGGAATTTGTGTTACATGAGTACCAGGATAAGGTCCATTACCTCCTTGATGTTTATATAAAGTTTTGAAATCATCTGGATAATTACAAGAAAAAATACTTTCACACTCCCACGTCATAAATTCTTCGTTAAAATTTCCAGAATTAATATTCATTGGAATAAAAGTTCCAGCACCATCAACAATTACTGATGTAGCTGATTCAAAACCTGATCTATAAAAAGCACAAGCGGCGTGTAATTTATGATGAATATGGCTAAGATCAATTACTTGTCTATGCTTTGCGTTTTGATCATAGGCTGAATCCTTACCATCTATTAGTCCTAATTTTCTTGCTAGTCCTGTGTAAATATCTCCACCACTAAAATCAACTCTACTAGATTCTTCTAAAGGTTGCGTATGAGCAACAACTAGATAATCTAATTTATCTGTAAACTCTTTAAATTTAATCATGGAAGCAAAAGGGCCACCGTCATATTTTTTCCGTGATAATCTTTCTTCTTCAATAGCGAATACTACTTCTCCGTCTTTCAATAAGACAGCACCTCCATTATGACCTCTTGTGATTGCTCCTATCCACTGTGTCATTGTCCAGTCCTTCCTAAAATCTGTGCCTGTGGTTTAGCATGAGTTACTCCTGCATCATTTTTGTGGACAACCCCATGCGTCGGGCAGACTTCTCCTTGTTGTCCTTGTTCGGGTTTGTACGTTCCCGTATAAGTCCTAGGCTTACCAAGCCTTTTACGAGCACTTGATATAATTTGTTTAAAAGTTTCATCAGTCAACTCCATAACTTCGTCATTGTATCTTTCAATTTCGTCTTCCATTGATAATCTTATTGGGCTAAATTTTCTTTTTCCTTCTCCTAAGTCTATGACATCAAAGTCTGGACTGTTAGGATATGAAATATTAATAGGATATGTACTACCAATAACACTTGTACAAGTTGTTCCTAATGCTTTTGCCATGTGTTGTCCTAAACTATCACAGCCTATAAAATGATCAGCTATTTGTATTACACTTGACCAAACTCTAACATCAGGTATTTGTGGAACTGCTACTGGTACTTTTGGATTTTCTTCTATTGTTACAGGAAATTCACTCATTATGATAACAGCATAATCGTCTCTTAGGTCTTTACAAATTTTAATTACGTCATTAAGATGGAAACTTCTTGATGTTCCGTCAATTACAAAGTCGCCCATGTTCTCTGCTGTTCTTCCAAACGGTTGAAAAACTACAACTTTGTCTTTGCCAGTGACTGCTTTTATTTCTTCAACAACTTTATATCCTTGAACAAGTTCATGTTTGTTCATATAAATTTTAGGATCAGATAAATCTCTGATACCTTCGTTGTTTATGGCTATGTCAAATGCTTGTGCTAAACTACATTGTTGATTATAATATTCCCAAACCCTATATGGTTCAGGAGTAATACAATCTCTGTCTTTGATGTAATCTTTAAATAAATTTTTATGCCAATGATCGTATGCTAATTCATGTAATTGTGGATGACCCTTGTAAAAGTCCATGCCTCCTTCACATACAATAATAAAGTCTTGATCATTTTCGTATAACTTTTCAAAGGCAGGAATAGACGCTATTACACGGCCTGCTCCACCGTTCATAAAATATGCTTTTTTTCGAGACAAATTAAACTCCAATATTTCTTTGTACGAAAATATTTATAGAGTTTTAGTGGGTTGTTTAGTAAAAGTGATTAGCCTTTTTTACCAGATGTTCTTAGAGCGTGTACTTCAACATCAATAGGATAAGCACCGTCTCTGTATGGATCATTTGGATCTGAAGACGCTTCTGGATCTCTCATATCTCTTGGATAAGCTGGAAACATCATAACTGCCTGCCATGGTTCGTAACCTTTTGCTTCCATTACAGCAGGAAGATCTCTTAATTTTTGTCTGTAGTCTTTCCACTCATTTTGTAGTGCTTCTGGAGCGTCTGTTTGTCCTACTTTAGCATCAGTTTCATGTAAATGTGCGTCTCTAACGTCTCTAACATCATTCCAAGTAATTGATTTGTTTACGCCTGTAGCTTCCCAGTCATGTGCTGGAATAATCCATTTATCGTTTTCAAAGTCGTATTTGATGTTTTGATCATCATAAACGTCTCTTGGTTCTACTTCAGTAGTATGTTCTACGTCTGGGTAACCATCTGGTGCGTCCCAGAGCACTTCCCATTTTCTACCTCTACGCATATCAACCAAGTCTTCGCGACCTTCATCGTTAGCAATTTCACAGAGCAATGGATTTTCTTTACAATCTACAGTGATTCTCATAATATCAGCACCAGTAGGTCTTTCTAATTCAGTTTTAAGATATAAGCACCAACCTGATTCTTTACCATAATCTTCACTATCTTTGTCCGTGTTTACTTCCAAAGTAAGGAATTCTGGACCTTTGTAAGTATGGTTTCCAGTAATACCTTTTGTAAAGCTGTTTGATCTCCACTCATCCCAAATTGGGTAAGTAAACTGTTTTTCTATTCTTCTCATTGCGTTTTGCTCCTACAAGTATTTATCATTTTACATAAAAGTTATTCTAACTACTCCGGATCCGCCCTGTCCTGAGCCACCCGCACAGCATTTTGCCCAGTTATTACAGTACGAACTTACACCCGGCATACCACCACCTGCTGGCCATTCAATATGGCATCCGCAGTTACACCAAGCTACGTTAGTTACAGATACATTCATTTTTCCAATTAATGGTGTTTGTCCTGAACCTGAATAAGTGTAATTACAATGGCAACCACCGTGTCCTACGTTCCAACCCGTTGATCCCATCATTCCAAAATCATTACCAAACATACCACAGATTCTACAGTTTTCACAGTTGAAGTGTGTATGTCTTGGTCCCCAAGCATCTCCGTTACACATCCAGCCGCCACATGCTCCTTCTGTACAAAAGTTTGATAGATTGTAGCCATTTACATATGAACGACATCCCATACTTGCTGTACATCCATGTGCTTTTCCACATGGCCAAGAGCCACCAGCACATACTGTATACTGGCATCCTGGTGATGTTGCTATTGTTCTTGATGCGTAATTTCCTCCTGCTCCTCCAATTGTGAAAGAACAGTTGTTACAACATGTATGGCCCGGTCCGCCTCCGCCACCTGACCAAATCTCAAAAGTCACTGTTGAAGCACCATCTGGTACACACCAGTAACAACATTTACCATTTGCCTGTTCACAACAACCACTTTGTCTAGCACATTGGTGACAACGTAATCCACGTTCATTGTAGATCCACTGTACTCCGTAATTGTTACCGTTTCCGTGTGCGATATCATCGCCGGTAATTGTTCCGTCTGCTATGCTATCACCTGGTACTTTTTTATAACTTGCGTATGTTGCCATTTTTTATCCTTATGCGAACGTGATTTTAACTAATCCCGATCCTCCCATGTTTCCTCCAGCACAGCATTTTGCCCAGTTGTTACAGTAACTAGAAGTTCCTGTTCCACCGCCGCCTGCTGGCCAATTAGTATAACAAGCACAACCACACCATGCTTCTGCGTGTGAGTGTACCATAGTTCTTCCTACGAATGGTGCCACACCTGACTGCATCCAGTCAGCTGATTTACATTGACAAGCACCGTGTCCACCTGATACTCCAGTTGATCCCATTATGCCAAAGTCTGCTCCAAAAATTCCGCATACTAAACAGTTGGCACATGTCTGAGTATGACGTGGTCCCCACGCATCTCCATTACACATCCAACCTGGGCAACCACCTGTTACACAAAAATTCGATAAATTATGTCCGTTTACATAGCTTCTACAGCCCATACCTGCTGTACATATATGTGACTTAGAACAAGGCCACGTTCCACCAGCACATACTGTATATTGACATCCAGGACATGTACTGATAGTTTTTACAGCATAACTTCCGCCTGAACCTCCTGCTGAGTGAGAACAGTTGTTACAACAGGTATTTCCTGCTCCTGCTCCACCACCTGACCAAATCTCAAAAGTTACTTTACTTACTCCTGTTGGAACACACCAGTAACAACATTTTCCGTTTGCTTGTTGACAACAATCTCCAGCATCAGCACACGCATGGCATCGTATTCCACGCTCATTATAGATCCATTTTGTACAATATTTGTGTCCTGCTCCCGCACCTAATTTAGCGGCAGATATACTGTTATCTGTAAAATTTTCTGCTGTTAATGTTTTGTAACTTGCGTATGTTGCCATAATTATATTTCCTTACACGAATGTTATTTTAACAATCCCTGATCCACCTTGTCCAGAACCGCCAGCACAACACTTTGCCCAGTTATTACAATAACTAGAAGTTCCAGGTTGTCCGCCTCCAGCAGGCCAAACAATGTGACAACCACATGAACACCATGCTTCGTTAGTTGCTGTTCCGCCTGTAATTCCCATGCCAAACGCTTCACCACTGTAACCCGTTTGTCCGTGACATCTACAAGTTGTTGTTCCAGCTTTTCTTCCAGTAGCTCCCATACCACCGAAGTCAGCTCCAAAAATTCCACATATTAAACAGTTAGCACAACTGGCAGTCAAATGCCTTTGACCCCATGCGTCACCATTACACATCCAACCCGGACATCCGCCAGTAGCACAGAAGTTTGATAGGTTATATCCGTTCACATATGAACGACATCCCATACCTGCTACACAACCATGTGATTTACCACAAGGCCATGATCCGCCGGCACATACTGTATATTGGCATCCTGGATTAGTATCAATAGTTTTTAATGCGTAGTTTCCACCTGCTCCACCGATCGAAAATGAACAATTATTACAACAAGTGTGTCCTGGGCCTCCGCCACCACCTGACCAAATTTCAAAAGTTACCTTGTAAACGTTAGCTGGTACGCACCAATAACAGCACTTACCATTTGCTTGTTCACAGCATCCACTCTGTCTAGCACACATGTGGCAACGTAGTCCACGTTCATTGTAAATGAATTGTACTTTTCTACAAGCACCTGCACCAGGCTGGAGTTTAGCTCTAGTGATGGCACCATTTGGGATACCTTCTGATGTAACCTTCTTATAACTTGCGTAACTTGCCATTTGGTTCTTTCTCCAATAATATTATACAGTTAGGATACGCCAACCGTAACTATCACCTGAATATACAAGGTCAAACGCCGCACCTTCTGAGTTAACAGTCATGTTCGAACTATCACCTTGGATAAGTTTTCCGTTTCTACCAACTGTAAGGTTATTACTATCAAATGTTTTTCTTAGATCGAAAAATCTTACAACATCTCCTACTGCTGGTGAACCAGGTAGGTTAATAGTAAAGCCTCCACCATTAGTATCAACAAACAACTGTTCTCCAGATGCCGCTGTATACGTTGTTGTGACTGTTTTAGCATTTAGAACACCAACGGGTATCCAAGCTGTTCCGTTATAAAGTTCTAACACATTTACTTGTGTGTTATATCTTATTGAACCTGCTCCTGCGTTTGCTGTTCTTTGTGCCGTGTTCCCAAAAGGT